GCGCGACCATCGAACGGCCAGCGGCTCGCTCATCTTCGCCAGCTTGAGCGACCTGCCATCCCACTTGAACGCGCTTGTCGTGTACTCCGCCGATTGAGGTCCATTCTTCCGCTTGAATTGCGGGTAGCCGGCACGCTTGGCAAAGAAGTTGGCGAATGCGGATTGCAAGTGGCGAAGCGCCTGCTGTACAGGGACGCTGGACACTTCGTTGAGCCAAGCGTATTCGGGCTGCTTTTTGAGCGCCGTAAGCGCCGCAGAAGTTTCGTGGTATCCGATGCGCTCCCGCCGCTGCATCCATGCATCCGTCCGAAGACGAAGCATGTAGTTGTAAGCAAAGCGAGCGCAACCGAACGTCTTGGCAAGAATCATTTCTTGCTCAGGCGTCGGATAAAACCTGAATCTGTATGCTCGCTTGATTTCCATTCACACATTATACTTGATCTGTGTAAAGATAGCCAGCCAAACGGAGGATGTGAGAGGAAGGGGCACGCTTGGCGTGCCGCGCTATCCCTCCTCGGCATGAATACCGGGGTCTCTCGCTCAGAACGATGAACCCCGGGCTTTTCTTCGGCTAGACGCGAATAATCAAGGATTAGACACCGTGTCTTCGAGGATCTTGATTCGATCTGCCAAGGCTTGGATCACTGCTTGCAGATCACCGGCTGATACGCCGCCATCCCCATATGCCGCAACCGTCACCGTGGTAGCAGCCTGAGTGCCTGTATGATTGGAGCGATCAAGCAGGTCTTCATCCGAAGAGTTCGCCGTAGCCCCCTCTTCGATGCCGTCCAGCTTGGCCTTATCGGTCGACGACATCAGACCGTTGGTGCTGGTTGTTGCAACGCCAGGAGTACCAGTCAGATCGCTGTAGGCTCCGGTGGTAGCGACAGTAGCCAGAGTCGGAGTGTCTTCCAAATCGTTGTACGATCCGGAGGTCGCCACAGCAGCCAAATCGTCAGGTTGCACCGCCGTGTCGGCCAGAGCTCCTTGAGCAGCCGTAGCGAAATCCTCGATATCGGCCGCAGCAGCGCTTCCCAGGCTCGGGAGGTCTTCGAGATCGTTGTACGATCCAGACGTAGCCACCGCAGCGAGGTCGCCAGGTTGCACAGCCGTGTCAGCCAGAGCGCCTTGAGCGGCAGTGGCGAAGTCCACGATATTGGCCGCGGCCGCGGTACCAAGAGTCGGACGCCCGCTCAGGTCGGAGTAGTTACCGGTGAGGGCCACGGTAGCCAACTCATCGGTCGTCAGGGTCGTTTCAATCCAGACCGCAGCGCCCTCGGTAGCGTCAACGCAACGATAGGCCTCTTTGCCTTCCGTATCGATCCACACCGAACCGACCATCCAGCCCTGCGTTTCATCGTCATCGACAGTTGGAGGTTCCGTAGCGTCGAGCTTGGATGGAACGATGTTGTTGATCTTGGCAGCCAGCCCTGCGTCGAGTTGCTCTTCCGTGACAGAGCCGGACAGGTCCGAGAACGAGCCAGAAGTGGCCACCGCAGCCAACGAAGGCTTATCGGTAAGATCGTTGTAGGAACCGGAGGTGGCAACAGTTGCCAGCGAAGGCTTATCGGTGAGGTCGTCGTAGGAACCGGTCGTAGCAACCGTAGCAAGATCGCTTGGCTGAACAGCAGTGGCAGCCAGGGCGCCTTGAGCAGCCGTGGCGAAGTCTTCGATATCAGCCGCAGCAGCGCTTCCCAGGCTCGGGAGGTCTTCGAGATCGTTGTACGAACCTGAAGTTGCGACTGTCGCAAGAACCGGCTTGTCCGACAGATCGTCATAGGACCCTGAAGTGGCGACGGCGGCCAGATTCGGACGGCCATTCAGGTCGCTGTAGTTCCCCGAGAGGGCAACGGTGGCGAGCTCCGAAGTGCTCAGAGTCGTTTCGATCCAGACAGCGGCACCTTCGGTAGCATCGACGCAGCGATAGGCTTCCTTGCCGACCGTATCAATCCACATGGATCCAACCATCCAACCTTCAGTCTCGTCATCATTAACGGTCGGAGGTTCCGTGGCGTCGAGTTTCGACGGGACAAGGTTGTTGATCTTCGCAGCAAGCGCGGAGTCGAGCTGGCTCTCGGTAACGAAGCCAGTCAAGTCTTCGAACGAGCCTGAAGTAGCGACCGGGGCAAGACCGGTAATCGTGCTTGCAGGCTGAGTACCAGTGTGAGTCGCACGGTTGCGAAGCTGAGCGTCGGTAGCGTTAGCGGTTGCCCCTTCTTCGATGCCGTTCAGCTTGGTCTTGTCCGCAGCGGACATAAGACCGGCCCCAGAAGTCGTGGCGGTCGGAAGGGTAATGTTGCCGTTTCCGTCAGGGCCTACGCCTTGAACGGTCAGGACGGGACCTGCCTCACCGCCATTTCCCCCGCCTCCTTCTCCGGAGACAGGGCCGGTGTTCCAGTTGTCTCCGTCACTAAACACGAACAAGCCGTCGTACTGAGAGGTCAAAACGAAGTTGGCTTCTCCGTCGATGGTCTGTCCATTAGGGGCACTGATCGTTACTGGACCCGTGCCTTGATTTTTGAAAACGTAAGAACGTCCCGGAGTAGATTGTGCATCCGGGAGAATGTATTCGTTAGGGCCGTCCCCAGTGAAGACTACATACTGGTTGCTGTTAGGCCAATGATTGAGGGTAAAGAAGGCCATTTGTTATTAATGTCTCCGAAGGTGGTGATCTTTCTCTTAGGTGTAATTGTCACTCACATATTTTAGATCAGAGAGAATCTACGAATAAGGATCCGGTCGTAGCTACATAAGTGCTTCGACCGGACTCGTCTTCAAGGATACGTCCAGTGTCCCCTACGCGGTGCAGCGCCCCATCGGGGCTTACTGAAATTTCCGAACCATTCGTAGCGATCGTCGTGTGTCCACAGGAGGCGTAACCCAATGTTCCAACGACACAAACCCCGATACCATCGGCGAATACCCGCTCGCTCCCGGTGTAGAAGGTCGTCGTGAAAGGCGTTGGGTTATCATGGAGGTAGCAAATACCCTCTCCGTGATCTCCGATGCGACAAACAGGTCTGAAGTCCGCCATGTTCAATATTACGGGTTGTTGACCTTGACGGTGTAAGCGTTCAAAGAAATCGTCTCCTCGAGCACGCTCATCTGTCCAGTGATGGTTAGAACCTGGTCTTGAGTCATGTCGAAATGCCAGGTCTCCCAGTTTCCTATGCCTCGATAGTTCGTAGCCGTACCGAACCAGACATTCTGCTCCTCGCCGGAGTCGGTGGCGAAGACATAGGTGTCGAATTCGGTTCCATTGACTGCCCTGACCTTGATCTCGTTGATGATCGTATTGCCCAGCCTGACTCGCAGAATCTTCTGAGAATCGCTGTTGGTGACCTGGAAGAAGGTCGAGATCTTCAGCATGCCGTTCGGTTCGACGGAGTTGGCGGGAATCATGATCGTCGCCAGCGTCTCCTCTTGAGTCGTGTTGTAGATTCGGATCGGCGTGCTGTGCTGAGCCAGCGTAAACTCGGTGAGATCGTTAGGATCTCCTGGATAGCCCTTCGTTGCGCTCGGAATGAGCGTGACAAATCCTTCCAGAAACTTCGTGCGCTTGCCGGACGGTGCGATTAGGAAAAGGTCATAGACCGCTTCATTGCAATTCAGGAATCTTGTGTGCTGCCCTTTCAAGACGATCTGAACCGTGCCGTCTTGACCTCCTAGGAGAATGCCGTATCCGTGGTCCGCGGTAGCCGAACTTAGCGATAGAACCGCATCACGTTTGCTTTGGCCGTTGTAGCCCTGGCGAATCTGCATCCGAGCTTCATAGTCGGTCAGATCGACTGGCAGCCCGGTTTCTCCATCTTCAAAAACGAAAGTCCGGGAATAGTCGGCGCCTTCGTCGAGCTCAATATGAAATACGCGTGCCATTCTACGGTTGAGTTATTCAGATTCGATCGGAGCACGGCAGCCTGCGATGGCTCCCTCGAGCTCCTTGATGTAACCCTTCTGAACCTTGTCCTGGGCGGCCAGGAGCTTCGTCTTCTCGAAGAGAGTCATGTCTTTCCGAGCCTTTGTGTCGAAGGGGAGTTCGGGCTTCTTGACGTCCTTCACCTTGCAAAAGACGGTGACCGGAACTTCAACGGTTTGAATTTCCGTGACGACCTTGGGCGTTCCGCAGCCAACTAGAGTTCCAGCAAGGACAAGGGTAGAAAAGAGTGCCTTCACGTTATCTCCGGTTCGCTTCGATAAGGCGGTTCAGCAGATCGTTTGCTGCTTCGGCGTCAGAAAGATCAGCCGGAGCTGTTCCGGACAGAATCTCTTCAGCCTTGTCGTACTCCTTCTTCGCTTCTTTCTCGGCTTGCTCTTGTCTGCTCCGAGCAATCGCCTCCCAGGCTTCAGCGTCTTTCTGAAGCTGCCTGGTCCGAGCTGATAACTCCTCCAACTTCTGCTTTTGAGACGAGAGCTGTATCGTCAGCGTTGCATTTTCAGCTTTCGCCAACGCAAGGTCATCTCTTAGCTCATCGATGTAGAAATAAAGACCGATCGCCGCCAAGATAGCCACGATGGCCGCGATAAGCTTAACCCTGGATAAGATTGAAGCTGCGACCGCGCCGGTTACCTGACGGGAGGTAGAGGGAGGGCTTGACTTGAAAAGACCGACGAAAGCTTGGAAGACCGTCGAGATGAGGCTCCACATAATTAACCGACTCCAAGAGCCTTTTTCGCTCGGACCCAGTACTTCAGTCTATCCTCAAGACCGTTGTAACCCCCGTTGATGCGTCGAGTGACAAGACGGAAGGCTGCCTCGGTATTGCTTTTAGCTACCTCAGTCAGACCGCGGGAATTCCAGAACCAGGCCGCGGATAGAGCTGCGTTTTCAGGCTCTTCAAGAAGCTCAGGATTGCTGACAAAGTCCTGTCCCAGGGCTTCGCTTACGGCTTTGTAATTAGCTCGGCCCGTGATTTGGATCAACCCTCTACCCTTGAAGCGGACACCATCTCCGGGCTGCGTGTTGCCCAAGTCCTTTCGGCCTTCATACGCCTTGCCCGAAGCGATCTCTTCGACATACCGAAACGCCCCGCTCTCATGCATGATTTGAGCAAGAAACATGGCCTGGACTTCTGGTTCCGTGATACCGAACTTCTCCATGGCACGATTGATTGGGCCGAGGAATTTATCGATACGGTATTTGGTAATAGTAGGTTCAATAGCTTTGAGATGTGAGGCCGTAATGCGCATAAAAAATCACCAGCAGTTAGAGGTCTACTGGTGATTTTAGTTGACCGCCCGGAGCGATACTCGGAGATCGAGTTCTTAGTACTTGATGATAAAGTTCATGGCTACGTTACGAGGCCGAGTTTCGACGCCACCTGTGCTGTTGATTGATAGGCTGTGAGTGTGACTGCCGGCGGCGTTGATCGTCAGCGAGTGACTGTGATTACCGGCAACGTCGGTGGAACCCGAGACGGCTTCCCGGAAGGGAACGTCGTCGCCGTCGATAAGCTGGCGGCCCGGCACAGCAACCCCACCGTGCTGGTGAGCCCCCGCCACTGATGTGGAACCGGTATGAGTGTGGCCGCCATCTGCTGTCGTTGAACCGCTGTGAGTGTGCGATCGGAACAGATCGCCTTGCGAACTTCCCAGAGTCCGACCGATGTCTACGCCTCTCCCGGCGTCCAACCCTCGGATAAACTCACCGCGCAGATCGGGAACATTGAACGTAGTTGTTCCGTTGCCGGCCCCGTAGGTTGTTCCAATAACTGAGAACAGCTTGGAGTAGGTGGTGCGACTTACCGCAGCTCCGTTGCAAAGCAGATACCCAATAGGAGCTGTCGATCCGGCGAAAGCCTGTACGGTTCCAGTAGGAATCGAACCAACGTTACTAACAACCTGCCAGCGTGTTACGTTGTTTTCGATTTCCACAACCTCTCCGGGACTAAGCGAGAGGCTGTTAACACTAAGTGCTTGATACCGGATGATGTCATTGCCTTGAGCTATGACCGTCACCTCATTGGAGCCCATGTCGTTGACGATCATGAAGCGATGCGCCTTAGCCCCGGGAAGCAAAGGCATCAACGTCATCGTGATATCCGAGGTTCCTCGAACAATGAACGTGCGCTCAAAAGCCTCAGCGTTCAGTACCGTCGACGAGAAGATGTTGACGATACTTTCTGGATCGATCAGGCTTGGAGGATTGACTCCGTAACCGAAATAACTCATTCGTGTTCTTTGTTAATTGCGATCAGTCGATCTATCGAAGCCGTTCCGGTTTCACCGTTGTAGCTCTTTCTTTGACGACCTCAGTATGAAGGAATTTTAGTATCTTCTCTAAGTTCGAAGATCCGGCATTCTTAATCAAAATGAACCGATAAAAGCTGCAGATCCACACAAGCAACACGAACATCGACATGTTCATGAAGAGCTGCGTGGGGTAGACCTTAATTTGGTCGATAAGAAGAATAGACCAAGCGTTGCTTAGAGACGAGATGGAAAGCAGAATCAGACTATGCCGCAAAGACAGGTACCAGATTCCGGTCAGGATGTGTCGCTCTTTAAGGCACAGGGTTAGGAGCAGACCGGCCCAACCCAGACCGACCGAGATCAGGAATTCTGCGATTGTCATGCAATCCCAGAGATCTAAGAATGGTTCAAACGACATGTTTCACTATGACTCCACTTCGGTTTAACCCCCGGCTTTGTCACGGTCCTGTCGCTCCACCCCGACTCGGTCCGATTCATCAGTATGATTTTCTGAGGCAGACTCGGTCCCCGTGACTTTTGAAAACAGCCGGTCTACTGCCGAGACTCCTCTGGATTCGAGCCATTGCAAAACAGCTCGGATCAAATAAACGCCGATCACTCCCATCGTCCAGGATAGACCGGCAATGGCCTCGAGCGCTTGAAGCTCGAGATACATCGCTACCCAAGGTCCGACAAAGATTGCAAAGCTCGAGCCTGTTGCCGCCATGAACAGGGCATTCTTCAAGCTCACCTTGTTCTTATCAGACAGAGCGATAACCGGTATGACTGAGCCGCAAACGCTGGCTATAATTGACCATACTTTAGTCGCTGAAAAAAATGCTGCAGCCGATGTCGTCGTTGGCTCCGCCATTCGTTGTAATTCCTATTTTATAAAACTTCCCCGGCCGAACCGGGTGAATTCTGTGTAATTTTAGTGTTATTTTTCAGACGGCTTCGTTTCGCCGATGATTAAACGCATTTAATAATGTAGTTCACGATCAGGGTGGGCTGTACGTTATTGTGTGCTTGGCCGCCCCCAGTGTTGCTAATGTTAAGTGTATGAGTGTGCTCGCCGCCCTCAACTATTCTCGTAGAGCCGGTATTATTGGTAGTTGGGACAGGATTCCAGCCAGGGTTAGAACTCCTGCCCCCAAGTCCAATCGGACTCCATGCCCCGCCGTCGCCGGTACCGCTCGTAGGCGCATAATATTCCATACCGTGCGTGTGAGCTCCGGAAGACGCTGCTGTGCCGCTGTGACTGTGGGCGGGGATTTGGTTTTGGTTCAATGTGACGTTCTGAGCTCCTCCTGCAGCACCAATCAGCAGACCGTTGATACCGGAGCCGGCAGTGGTCAATCGGTTCGCCGCGGTACCCCCGATGTCATCCAAACCGGCCGGAACACGACCGCGAAGATCGGGAAGGTTGAAAGTGGTGCTTCCGTTTCCAGAGCCGAAAGACGTGCCAATGACCGCAAAAAGCCTGGAATAGGTCGTGCGGCTTACCGCCCGGCCATCACAGAGCAGCCAGTAGTTACTGTACTCACTGGGGAGCGTCTCAGCACCGAAGGCCAGGATTGTTCCTGTCGGAATGAGGAGGTGAACGAAATCCGTCGTTGCGAACTTCTGAGACTTGTCGTCGGCAGGTACGGGTTGCGCCGAACCTAGGAAGACATCATTGCCTTCCGGGATGATTGCGGTTGAGTCGGGATACGTCCCAAGGATGCGAGTGGTATCAAAAGCCATAAATGAGATATCATCGACAAATACTTTCTTCTGCTAAGAAGACCTCCACCCACGGAGACCTTCTCTATTCCTGATCCAACAATGCTAGGACGTCCGGATTCTGCCTCAGAAATCGACGCAGCTTCTCGACAGGATCCTGAATTTCTGAAGGACGAGGCTTCGGAACCAGGACCCACTGTCCGTCCTTCCAGCAAGGCCATTGATCATCTGGCCAGGTTTCCGGTGGCGCTTCCAGAACCGCTCCTGCTGGGATCAGGAACACGCCATGCTCCAGAGGAGACTCGTCAGCCTCCGTTACTCCGGCAAACATTCCATCACGATCGGTCTGGTACGCGGTCTTCCCCATTCCCTAGTATTTGATACAAGCCAAGAGGGCCACGTTTCGAGGCCGAGCTTCCGCTCCACCGCTGGCGTTGATCGTCAGGCCGTGCGTGTGGGCTGCGACGGAGTTTGTCGCGCTGTTCGGCGTTGAGATGAAATATCCATACGAGTCGCTGAGCGATCCTCGGAAAAAGTTCGCGGTGCCCGAAGTCGTCTGAGTCAGAATCAGCCTCGAATAAACATGGCTATGCGCCCCGCCTTCCGTCGTCGATCCAGTATGGTTGTGCGACAGGTTCTGACTTTCCTGTATGCTTCCGAGCTGACGACCGGTATCCAACCCTCTGCCATCATCCCAGCCACGGATAAACTCACCGCGCAAGTCGGGGAGGTTGAAGGTCGTAGACCCGTCTCCGTCCCCAAACATTGTCCCGATCCTTTCGAACAGCCGTGAGTAAGCTACGCGACTAACTGCCGCCCCATTGGCCTTCAGCCAACCTTCCGGAGCTGTTTGGGACGGAAAGTATGCAATCATCCCAGCTGGAGTGATGCGCTCGAGGTCATACGTTGTCAGCGCATCGCTAATCGGCATCATCAATCGGGAAACGATGACGACGGTAGCCCCCTCGATTGCTGGCTCAGTCAGAACGATCTTCTGTCCATCGGTGCCAGTGAATGACACCCGTGGATCCAGGTGAATCCCATTATAGTAAACATCGACATGGCCGATGGTATACTCTGCGGGAAACTCCGTTTGTCCAGCCTCTGCCGTGTAGGGATAGCGCCGTTCCAGCACCATCTGCGTGGCAGGTGGGACTCCGAAGTATCTACGGTCAAATCCAGCCATCAGAGCTCCTTACGAAAGGATCAGGACTTCGACACTGCACGAAACAGCATCGTTCTGATCGGCCGTCACATAGAGAGATTCTCCTGGAAGCAGCACCATCTTCGGACACATGGACGAGCTACCGAATGGAATAGGCACCTGGTACAGCTTCTCGGTGTAATTGCCGCTACTGTCGACTGATTCCAGTGTGATCCAGTGGGTGCCGCGGGACGCATCGTCGATATTTGCAAAGGTGCCAGAGAACACGACAACAGTCGTGCCTACTCCGACAGGGCCGTACAGAAGAGTCCGGCTCGTACCAGCTGTAATCGAAGGAGGGGAGTGGTTGAATTGTGTTGCCATTGATTAATCGCTTAGGAGAATTGCGTAAATAAGCCCTTCGTCTGCTCTTACTTGAAGCTCAGAAATCAGAGACGCCGTGCTTCGATACACTTCAAAAGAGTCGCCAGACGCTGGAGCGACAGGAAGAGGTGTCTGCCATGAAATCCCTTCTGAATCAGAATTAGTTACGGCACGTGCCAAACCTCTGTTGCTACCGCTTGTGAATTGAATGATGTACTTTCCAGCGAAAGGCATGCTAACCGACCCGTCGGCACCCGAGAGCATTACCTTGGTCGTCGTGCTGTCTTCTTCGGCTATCGCCTCCAGAATAGGCATTGTGTAATTGGCGAAACGCCAGGTGTTTTCATCTTTCCTGAACACGACAATCGGATTGCCAGCATCGTCGGTTGAAGCACAGAGATAGCTGTTGCCGTCCGATTCAGAAGGTGGAAGCAGCTGGTCGACGGAGGTAATGTTGTCCAGCCGGTCCTGGTAGCGAACAAACTGAGCCAGTGTATCCCGGGTAACTCGGCACTCAATCTCCGTACCAGGGAGGAAGTTCTTCGGCGTCGTTCCTTCTTGGCCTCGAACGCAGTTCAGAAACGTATCTCCAACAACGTCGAAGACGAAGATCACTTCGATGTCTACGCCGTTGTCGATCGTGACGCGGAAGTACTCGTTCGGGCCTGGCTTCGGAAACGACGCGGCCGACACCACTTGGATGCTCGTATCCGACGGTCCGAGACTCGTCGCCAGCGTGGTAATAGCGTTGTTGGCGTAAAGTTGTTTAAGCATGTATCTAGAGTTTAGACGGTTACGATTTGCGTGGTGCTGGACGCGGTTTGCAAGGCCAGGCTAAGCATCTTGGCCGTCCTAATCATGTTGTTAATGACGATTTGCGGCGTCTCCGTAGGTCTGCTTGCAGCGTCGATGATTATTTTAGCCTGACTGTGTCTCACAAACCGGTTGCCGAACTTTGGGATCGGCTGCCCCTCCCAGATCCGCAAGCGCAGAAGCTCATCCTTTCCACACACGCCGACATAGGACCCGAGCTGATCGGTCCCGGTGTTTTCGTACATGAAGATCTCTGCGGGCAGAAAGCTTCCGGGCAGAACCTCTGCTGTAATGACCCAGTGGTCGTCGTTGAGCTGTGTGGTGATTTGGAGCGAGGACTCGGTCATTGTGGTAAATTACCAGGAAAGTAATGAAGTATGTCGTTTTATAAGAAAGGCGTCCCTCCCAGACCTAGAAAATCCAAGAGGGCGCCACATTAAGCTTCACCAATCAAGCCATTTCTATAGTCCAGGCGAAGTGAATTGCGAATTCCGCCGTCTTAGGAATGGCCGGAAATGTTTTGATGTTAAACATCAACCCTGACACTTTAAAGAGACCCGCCTCGTTAATGAGCTCGCCGTTTGCCGTACCTTGATCAAGGTCGGCAATGAACGTCACGGCAGGCATGGAATTGTCGACATGATAAGACGTATCAACGCTCACAAGTGGGGCGTAAAGATTGGTCATATTCTGAGCTACGGGTTTCGGAAACTGACCTGCAGGGTCAATTGTCCCTCCTGTTCCAACCCACAGCTTGTTGATTGGATCTGACACCTGATTTGGAAGATAGAGGCCGGCCAGAAGCACCTGCTTTGACGGAAGAGTGATGACGTTCTCCTCTTCCCAATGCAGCTTCCGAGTGCCGTCCGGAAATAGCAATTCGACTTTCAGAGTTCCTGCCAGAGGCAGCTTGTTCTTGATTTTCATGTAAGGTTAATGGGACTCTATCGCATGAACCCTCTTCACTCCGGATCGATTGATCACGATGTCGGGTTCGTTGTACTTGTCTCGATAAACTTGAAGCAATCTCGGCGTTGCCACGCTATTCGCGGCATTAATTCCGCCTTCGTTAATCGCCGTGTCCACATTATTATAGTCCAACCTCCCTCTACTCCTAAGAGCGTAGAACGAAGTTCCGTTCAGACCTCCATCTCGAGTCAGCGGACGATCGTAGGTGATCAACAAAGGATCGGATTCGCTCACCGGGAAGTAGGATGGAGCATCAACTTCAAAATTAGACGTGACCCAATAGACGCCGATCGCTCGGTGAGTGATGCGAATCCCAAGCAGATAATCCCTATCTCGAATGTCATCGACCGTCGGGGCGTAAGTCTCCCAGCCCTTCTCTGGGATTTCGGCTCCGAGATAGAATACGTCAGGACCTCGGAAGAACAGAGTGTCGAAGTGCTCCCTGAGGATGTCAACCGCAGTGGAGCTACGCTCTTCGTTGATCCCAATGGCGTTGATCGCCTTAGTTCCAGTGTTGGCTCCGAACAGAGGGAACGACCACAGCTGAGGCGAAGGCGGCGGTTTGTTGACAGCAAGGGACTTATCGATGATGTCCTGCTCGGTCGTGATGTACAAAGGGATCAGACGGAAGCCGGCCGGAGCCCCCCAGCGCCTTGACGCCATATTGACCGTCAGGCCGTCAATTACGTCAGGATCAACCTGCTTCTTGTGGAAGCCAATCTGAGAACGTTTGGCCCTCCAGGTTTCCGAGCCTCGAGCAAGAATGGCTCTCATCCAGGCTTCTTCCTGCTCCGTGTTGCCGCGATATTGAGCAACCCAGTTCGTAAAGCCTGTCACTTTCATCCCGTTCGATGACAGGGACTCCGGATCTCCATTGACATAAGGATCTGTTCCGCAGAGCTTGGCAACGTAGTAGGGAACGTTGAAGCGAATGAATTGCGGGCAGCTTCGATAGGCCGGATCTACGTCGTTGCCTCGATAGAACTGAGCGATTGGCAGACCGATGTTCTCGCAACGGATAGGATCCACTCTGGTCGTGAACGCTGTTTCAATCAGCGTCAGCGTTTCCGTCAACCGATCGATGGTCCAGATATATATAGGCTGCGTATAAGTGGGCTTGGCCCGACGAATGATGTCGGACAGCTCTTGATAGGTCTGGATGTTCTGGAAGTTCGAGACGTTGACGTTGACGAGGAACGTGTGCTTCTTCAAGTAGTTCCTCATCAGATAGTCGAAGTGACTACCTGGAGAGGCGTAGCGGTCCTTCTGACCTTCTGGCAGCGTCGGAATGATCGACGGTGGAATCTGTAGATTGATCCACCATTCTCCATCGCTCTGATAGTCCTTGATCTCTACCCATTTAGCCAACTCATCTCCGACACGAATCGTGTCCCCGATTGAAACCGAAGGTGGGAGGCCATACGGGATCACATACTGATTCTGATCGGTGATGACGATGAACTGGTTAGTGTCCAGATAGTTTCGAATATCGATGACAGTTTCCGTCGACCTGGCCAGAGGGATTCCAAGCGTAAGGTTCAACCCCTTACGCATCACATCCAGGGTCGGGCCCTGGGTGTAGACGTAGAATAGGCCGTACACGAAGCTGTGAAATGCTTCAGTGGAGTTCTCTGGTTGAACACCGATCAGCTGGCCGTAGTAGGTCGACAGAAGGCGCTCATCGATCTCGGCATCGACGAACCACAGGGCATATTGCCTTACTCCACCCGGTAGGCTTCGCTGAGAGAAAGCGTACTCTTCGATCGGCCGAGCAAAGGTGATGGTCGTCCTTCCGTCTCGAGTTGTTTCCAAACCGAAGTCGACGTCCGACTCCAGCGTGGTCGTCGGCAGGAACGGCCTATTGGCAATGAACTTCGCTTCCAGGATGGTCTCAGACAGAGAGTAGGTGTTAGGCCTGTCCCTGACGGCGCTTGTCGAGTTCACCAGAACAAGTTTGATACTGGAACCGACCGTCAAGCCGATTTTCTCCAGGCTCAGCGTCGAACAAAGCTGAAGGAACTGGCTGTAGATTTCCGACGCGCCCTGAGCCTCTGCCTCGAGCAGCAGATTGACCGTCGCCGTATCCTGGAACATGACCGTGAAGAAGTCAGACAGACCGTACAGGTAGGTCATGTTGACATCGTTCTGGCCAATAGGTAGTCCGGTATCGGTGAAGTTCGAACGGCTCATAGCTTAGATTACCGCGGAGGAAGTCGTGACGTTGCCCAACAGGAACACGTTGGTCCTGTCGTTGGGATCGAGATAATCGACGATCGTCCCGGTTTGGGGTTCGCCGAGATCCCGAGTGTATTTCGTATAGGTTACGTCCGGTGGAGTTCGGATACCGGTGATGCCGCCTCTCTCAAGAGCGGCGACGAAATCCGACATCAAGAACGGTGCGCCGGGCTCCAGGGAAGATAGATATTCCTGGGCTATTTGCTGAACAACACCAGCGCTCGGTCCGATACCGCCGTAACCGACGACCTCGATATCCAGCATGTGGAAGTTGAAGCCTCGAGCCAGAAGATCCGCACACAGGACGCGATTGAGTTCGTTCTCGAGGTAAGCCTGAATGCTGTCGATATAAGCGAAGTAGGAGATCTCGAAGCTCGCCGTCTTGTTAGCGTAATTCAACCCAAAGCTGATTCGGTAGGTTTGTCTGGCGCTAAACCCATAGTCATACCAAGGGATGACCGAGCGACAGGTTAGGGTTCCAGTGGCATCTTCCTCTATCTCTTCCGGAACTATGTAGGTGAATTGGTTGCCGTTGAGAACCTCTGAGATGAGCCAGCGACCATTGTAGGCCTCCGGAGTTGCTCCAGAAATGGTCACGTAACGGTTCGGTATCTGACCGTGATTAGGCAAAGTGACGGTCACCGTCGTGCCTTCGCAGGTTAGACTGAGAATGCTCTGCGACTGCTCATAGGGGTTGGTGACTTCATACTTGATATCATGAGTGATAATCGCCTCACCTGTGGTTTCCGCCTCTGTCCAAAGAGTCGGGACGGAGATCGTAAAGGAGCTTGGGAAGGCGACGCTCACAGGGAAGGTTCCGATAATGCGGGGATTGGTCATCCGCATATCGGTACCGCTGCCGGCCTCTGGGATGTTCGCCGGGACTGTATAGGTCAACGTGTCCTCGTCGACGACAGTCACGACGTACTCCCCATTATAGGTAATAGGAGCAACCCCGGTGATCATGACCGGCGTTCCAGATTCAAGGCCGTGACCTTCGGAAGTGACGGTAACCGTGACGCCAGAGCAGGAAATCGCCGAAATTGGCAGCGACTGCTCCAGGCCGGAAAGCTGCACTTCGTCACCGACCGTCAGGCCGTGAGCATTCGCAGCAACGACGATGGTTGAATCTTCCGGGTGGACTTCCACCGAGGAATACTCGACAGTTGCCTGGAAGGGGATCGTATCCTCTTCCGAGCCTCCGCTAATCTCGCTTCGTCTCAGTGCATACACCGGTCCGGTGAGCTCAGCCACTCCGGATTCGTCCGTAGTTAGCTGAACGATCGACGTGGCCAGCGTGTGGTCGCAGTAGACGTCCACCATGCCACCATTGTGGATCAGCACGGGAGCCGTTACGGACTGGACCGTCGGCAGCGCCGTAACCACTCCTCCGATCGCCGGAAGCTCGTAAGTGAACGTGTTGGCGTCTAGGACAGTGATTCGATACGTGCCGTTGTAGGTCGGCGGCGAGGCATCGCTGATCAAAACCCTCTGACCGGTAAACCAGCCGTGATTTGGAAGATTAGCGGTCGCCAGGGTTCCTTCAGCCGACAAGTAGGTGAGAAGCCTGGGTTCTTCAGGATCAAAGACGGCTTTGACCTGGTCTCGGATCATCTCTGGATCGCCGTACCCGATCGGCACGACATGCTCCAGATAGTTGAACTGTTCTCGGAGGTTGGAGTCGATCGACGGGTTGTTTATCAGGTTGCGCGTCGAGATAGCGGTCTCGGCACGGGAGATGAATTGCTCGTTCGTCTCTCCAGCGATCGACGCCTCGGTCAGATAGTTGATCTCGGCCCTAAGGAAATAGGGGTCGAAATTTGAGAAATACAGCAAGCTCCCTGAGCTCAGATTATACGACGGACCCTGTTGCTCGGCTTGCAGATCGATGTCGATGTACCACTCGTTGACAGAGGCATCGTAGCTCATTGCACTAGCCGGGATAGTCATCGACTGCTGAGGATAGAATCTCAGCGTGTTGTCCGTCGAGAAGAAGACGTTCGAAGAGATCGTAACGTTCTTCTGCCTGGCAAAGTACAGCCTGGCATTTATGACGGCGAAGGTTCCGAGATTGCGTCTCAGGAACCAGTTAGACAGAATATCGTCGACCACCTCCTGAGGAGTGTCGTTGTTCACCCCTCGGAGCGTATTCTGTGAAAAGTAATAGTTCAGCCCCTTGTTGATCAGGGCTAAAAGAAATGCGCTCGGCCGTAGTACGAGATCCCGAAGCCCCGTCCCTTGACGGAAATCCATATCTGGGAACTGGGCCTCGAGTATCTTAAGAGCCAGCAGTTCAGCCTGGACAATCTCCTGCTGTGTGGGTTGAATACCGGGTAGAGTCGTGTATAGGCTTGCCATGAGGGTAATTCGTTTGCTTACCCTCTAGTTTAAACTCTTATCCGCGGTTCTATTGGTCGCTTAATTTTAGGTCGAGCTCTGGGAACGGCACGGCAATCGAAGCCGTGACGCCGGCATTCGTCGTCATGCTGAGATAGAGAACGATAGACTCCGTCCCTACGTCGAGGCCGAGGACATCCATTGACGCAAGCTGGCTGGCTGGATCCGTGTTGGCAACGTTCAAGATGGCCCGAGTCTGAGCCGCCGCATCGTTCACCTGGGTAATGATCTCAGAGTAGAGCAACGTGTCGTTCATGATCTTGTTGGCATGAACGGTGTAGCTAGAGAAATGCGTACCTAGATCCGGGTATATGACGTCGCTCCCCTTGCTGGTAAACAGGATCTTGAGGAACAACTGGGCTACCTTCTGGACGCCAGTGACCTTTCGAGGCTCATTGCTAATATCGAAAAGCAGTTGGCTTTCCGGGAATCCATCCGGGAAGCTGATCATCAGCAAATCATAGGTTCCGCCTTGAGCCAGGTTCGCCGTCGTTCCGATACGGCTGTTGAAATTCATAATCGCCATTATGCCGTCGCTCCAGGTACGTAATTTCCTCTCAGCATATTGACATAGAAGAGCTTCATAGCGTCGTAGTAGGCGGCCTCATTACCGGTCTCGCTCTGACCGTCGTCGTAGTACTGGATCTTACCCTTGGATCGGAGCCCGAACTCCCGCTGAACCGCCACCAGGTGGTGCACCACTTCGACTGCGGCTGCTCCTGGGTAACTGGCGTTCCCCGTCTGACCGCTCAGGGCAAATCGATGCAACTCGGTATAGTCGATCTGAGGCAGGTAATCGGCCAATTCCGGACAGCTTCCGGATCCATTCAGATACTCCGCAAGCTCGGAGAAAAACCTGGCCAGCACGCCGTATCCGGTGTGAGCCTGTCCGATTGCGGAGTTGGGGTCTAGGTCAGCCATTCAATCCCATTTCTTGCTGAAGCTTTTTGATTTTCTGTGTCAGCTTAGATTTTAGGTAGTTCAATCGGTTGATGTTGACCCCCAGGCGATTGGCCAGTTCCGTCGAGGATAGAACCTTCGTGTTTTCGAGAATGAACTTTTCGTCTGGCGTTAGCTGAGCCATGAGGTGCTGCATCAGAATGGCGTTGTCGTTGAAGTGCGTAAACTCCGCCGGTCTGGCCGAAGCGGATTCGACCAAGTCGGCATAAAGAGAGTTCTTGAACTTGACGACATGAGGCTTGCTCCAACCGAGTTTCTCGGCAAGCTCAGATTCGGTCGGTTCCCGGTTAAGTTGATCGGTCAGGTCCTGAACCGCCCGGTTGTACTCATGGAACTTAAGCTGCATGTTTTCCGGGAGCCGGACGGCGTTCTGAAACCGATAATTTAAACGACGGGTTTTTGCTAGCCAGGTATACAGATGGGTTGATAGTGACGCCCCTTTGTTAGGATCGTATGTTTGTATAGCTTTTATCGCCCATTTCTTCGCCTCGGCCGATAATGCCGCTGTTGGAAGAGATCCTGATTGATTACGCACCTCATTATAAATCAATGGGCTTAGCTGATCGATAAGATCCGCCAGGGCTTTTTTACTACCCGTTGTTTTCCACTTGTGATAAAGCTCTTCGTCTTTGCTACTAAACGCGTTGCTCATATATATCAAATCCGTCCAAATTTCGTTCGTTTACTTGTAAATCGAGTAGTAGCTGTAAACGCTATTCGTGTAGCCAATCAGGAATGCCTGCAGTTTGGCTGAGAACTTTTGATACACGAAGCAGTCGGCAGCCTTAGAAGTCGGTGATATGAGATCGGACGCCAGCAGAGCTTCAGGAATGACCGATGCTCGAGGCATTCCCCCGATCGGAGGCAGGGAGGGGTCGAGGGTTACGGTAGCGTTATTTGCCATGTTTACTCTTCAGTATCGTCACTTCTTCCTCTTTCCGACCAAGTTGACTTCACGAATTCCGCCGGATCTTCGTAATCCAGGAAGAGGCTGGCCCCTGGCTCCAAGAGGAGATCTGCCGTCAGCAACGGGTTCTGGTAGAACATACCAGTCGCGTTGTAGTTCTGCGGCACCATGTCAATAAATTTTATACCGAACTTGTCTTCTATGGCTCGCTTGCCTTCGATCGGTCGACAAACTAGGCGCAGGTTTCCGACAGAGGTATTGAAGTCGTTGGCGTCTCCTCCGTAACCTCCATGGTCGGTTAGCTTCATCACAGGAACGGGATTGCTTGCACCGAGCGTCCAAACTCCTGCATTACGAGCGATTGGAATAGGTTGCCCGAGCGAGAAGTCGTAGATTTCGTCGGGAGATGCCGCTCCAACGCCTAAGACGCTTCGATAGAATTCGTCAGCCGTTGCCTTGGCTACGGGATTACCGATCAGACCGGACCGAACGGCTATGGCCTGGCTGACGTCTCCGAACTCGGAGGTATCCGAAACCGGAGGCTCGTCGGTTACTTCAGTGGTCCCGCCTCCCTCCGTCTGTCCAAGATTCTCATTTCTCCAGGTCACGTTCAGCATCTTCAGCGTAGTTTGTAGCCACGGGTGAAGATGATGGAGATAGTAGTTCGACATCTCGGTATAGGTCGTCGCTGCGACGATTCCTATCGTTGTGCCGATAGACCGAGAGGAGATGGTGTGCGTTACCGAGGAGCACAAGCCGTGAAAGCTTGGCTGGTTCGGAGAGTCGTTAATGATATCCATCGGATATCCAGGGATGATGTAAGGGTTGAAGATTCCGTCGATTACCCCGCTTCGCGCCTGCGCCACCTGTTTAGTAAACTCGTAGTCAACCGTTGAGAACAACAGCCTTTCCGACGGGTGAATCATCGACTTCTGGCTGTATGGGTTTAGAACATCCTTGCTCTCGTCCCGCTCACCCTTGAGGACGAGGCCGTCGTCTTGGATGATCTTGTAGCCGTATCGGTCAACCCAGGCAGCATACAGATTGAGCAGGTCGATGTACTCAGGGCTACTCTTATCCATCCACGCTTCTTGAGTGACTTCTCCGTCCTCTTTTGCATCTTTGATCATAAGAGCCAGCCAATATGGCATCATGATCTTTCGATGAAGAACTCCCCTGCCCTGTTCATACTTCCCAGGAATGTTCCCCGAAGGGCCGGTCGTGTTTTTCAAGTTGACATCTACAGGCGTTTCTCGAGCCTGGCGTGCGTTGGCAATGCCAATACCTACGGCAATGGCTTCCCGGATCGAGTGGGGCCCGCGGTAGTTGGTGCCCATGAAATTCGGATCGGTAGGAAGATTGTCATGGAAGGCCGTGATACGTGTCGGGACGATGTCCTCCATCTGGTCGATGTTGATCGAGTGATACATCTTCGGCAGAAGGACGTTGCAGAGAGGACTAAAGTAAAACGGCATCTGCGGCTTCACGATCGTTTCGACCGCCGCCATCTCAATGTTCGCACTTGAAAGCGGATCGTCCGGATTGACGGTCACAGTCGGATCGGCTGGAACGTGTGCCGGGCTGGCCAGGGTTATCATCTCATACTCAACTGACAGGTAGAAATCCTGGAAGAGCTGGGCAAACGTCGCCATTTCCCCTGAGAAGTTCAGCTGATTGGCAATGGACTGCAGAGCTAGGGTCGTGCTGATGGCAGTGATGCTAGGAAGCCTGAACGACGGAGGGACCATGGCAACCGTCTCATCCGTATTGGGAGAAGTTTCATTCTCTGGACAGAACGGCTCCTTGGAGTCCTGGATGATCTTCTCGAGATAGTAGTGCCCAGATAACCGGTCGAAGAAGCCTATTCCCTCCTCAATCAAAGGCAGGTAGATCTTCTCCATTATGGTGTTGATGCCGGGGTTTCGGTAACAGGTTTTCTTCAGCTGGTTCCAGAAGTTCATCACCGCCGCAGGCATGCCGATGAGTCGCTTCTCGACGCTCCTCCAGCGCTGATCAATCTTGGTTACGTCCGCTTTGTCGATATCTGGATTGTCAGGAGATAGAAGATCCTTTGGATCTGTCTGCATCCCGGTCACTCCCTTGAGAGCATCCAAGAGGCTCTGCCTGGAGTTGAGCGAGACCGGCTGGCTCACGGCCAAATTCGGATTCGGATCCCCGCCGCCGAGCAATGCGTTTCGAACGTAATCAGACCATTCCAAGGTGACCTGATTAAGCAAGGCGTTCTTGTGAACGCAGCGAAAGCTAATTGTAGCCATACCCTGTTGACGGGACTTGGCGTAGTTGCAAGCCACGATGTGGCCCCAGAACAGCAGCCTATCGCCACCCAGGTTTTTGTCAGTGAAGAAGATGTGAACCTTGGGTTGATAGTATCGAGCGATATCCATGAGGCTGGCCTGAGGAGGCACCTGAATGGATGCGGTCGGCAGGTCTCCCATAGTTTGGGAAATCGATATCGCCTCGAACGGGACCTGAACTCCCTCGATGTAGAGCTTGATGTCCTGGTAAACGACATCAGTTGTATTGATCCCTTCTGGAACTGGATCTTCGACACCGGCCCAAACGCCTTTTCCGGTAAACATGGCGTTGGTCTCGTCAGGAGTAGGATTGACGCCGTCCCCGGATTGCGCCTCGGCATTCTGCGCTTGAATGTCAGTGGCTAAGGTGTTGTTGATTTCGACGATTTGTTCGGACAGAGAGGAGCTGGCAGCCCTATAAGAGGACTCTGATATCGTATCCGCAGCTTGGCGAGCCTGAGGGATATAGTTGTTACCGATTTCTGTTGCGGCTTCGGCAATCGAAGGGCCAAATGACTGAAGGCGAGTCGAAAAATTGCTAACCCCGCTCGCAATTGCCTCACCGGCAGCGTTCTGAATGTTCTCCAGTGAATCCCCGGCACTCGTTTTCTGAGCAAAGACCTCTTCCATGTGGGAAGAAGCCTTTCTTGCGGCGTCTAGAACCGCTCCTCTCTGAGAAGGAGGCGTATTGGCCAGAGCATAGTCCCTCATCCTATCAATAGGAGCCGTCAAAGACGAAGAGGCTCCAGTGGCGGCAGACGCATTGCGTGCCGCTTCAGTAGCTCTTCTCTGAATCTGCGGGATCGAAGTTCCTGTCTTGGCTAAAGTTGTGCTTGTGATGTTTGCCAAGGATCGGTTCGAAGCCATGGCAGAATACACAGACCTCGAAACGATGGACTCATGAAGTGACATTGGCGAAGACGGAATTAAGAGCTAGCATGTACAAGGCACGTTCGAGAGGATGCTTGATCTGAGGCATGTACTCTCGGTAGTGCTGAGGAATTTGTTCTAACGTGTTCGTATACGATATTAGCAGGTCTAGCCTGTTCTGAGGCACGAGAGATGTCAGAAGCTCCGAACGGACGGGGAGCTTGGGTGCCGGCAGAGGCTTTATTCCAAGCAGGGAACCTGAATAGGTTTTTGCTAACCACACTAGGAACGGGGACCGGTTTAAGGCCGTGTACTTGACTGTGATGTTATGTCCTACGGTCAAAGGTTCGGCCAAAGTTAGCGTCTTGCCGGATACGGAATAGGACGACTCCGGCAGCAGAACTCCTTGGATGTAGACATAGAGGAACTGATACTCCGACTCGTCGAGCTCTAAGGGGAAGTTCGCTTGTCCGACTGCGCCGGAAAACACCGTCGTGGTAATCTCGTATTCCGGATTGATCGTCACCCGTGTCCCGACTTCAGGTATGGGGTGTCTCGGCCGAGATGCAGCAAAACACTTCTGGCAGATTCCGCCTGGAGCCACGCAAGTGTCGAGCGATCGAGTTGCGACACGGTAGATACCTTGGAAGAGCAGCTGCTCGATCCGAGCCTTGCTGATCACCTCACCTGTGGCGAGCTCTGTCTCTCCTTCAAGTTCGTAATTGACGGCCTGAATCTTACCCAGAGTGGTTCCGCAGTCAGCTTGAGTCACAGCCACGTTAGGGTTGAAGATCATCGTCGCAAAATTGGCGATATCCGGATTGTTATCCGGGATGAACTCGAAGATGTTTTCGAACAAAATCAGAGCCGAGTAGCTGCGCATCGTCATAAGAACGCTCCGGATTCAGGAGTCGGAGTCGGGCCCGATCCAAGCAGCGCTGCCTTCGGCACAGAACGTCCTACACTGCGAGACAGCGTCGGGATGCCAAGATCCTGCAGCCACCTCGTGTTCGGAGAGATGACTCCGAGCTTCATAAGGCCGCGCAGTGACATCTCCAGCGACATGGGTTGAGTCGGGATAGATCCTTTCGAATTCAGAAGCGATCCGAGGATGATCCGGAGATTGGGCTCACCGAGAGATCCGATTCCGAGATCCAATAGACTCCACGGATTTCGGGCAGCCGCATTGACCATGTTGACGATGCCAATCGCCTGATTCGTCACGTTGACGACATCTCGAATGATGTCGGCCACTGGGGACGTCAAGGCATTGAACACCTCAGAAACTGCGCCTCGGACGTTCTGGATAAGCTTCGTTAGCGAAGACAGCACTCCGTAGATCGGGGAGAACAACGCAGCTCTAATGCCTGCCAGGTTCGCACTGACGCTGTTGAACACGTCGGAAACATTCGACGAGACCGTTCTGATTGCGCTGCTAGCAGCATCGATACCTCGACTGATGGCGCTTGACGTCGGGTTTGAAGACCGGCTGGCACTCGTTCCTCCGGACAGTCCCCCTCCGAGATTGGCCATACTTCCGGCTATGTCGCTAATCGTAGAAGCCGGATTCTTGACGACGTCCAGTACGGCCGCGGCCTGGGCCTTTATGCTGTTGATGCCCTGCTGGCTCAGGAATGAATCCGCGCTGGAAAAGTCAATTAGGCTAGCCGCATTCGACAGAGGTGCGCCAGGCACAACCACTGGCTTCGGGATGATCTGCTTAGCAAGAAACTGAAACTCGAAGCTGATCAGAGTGTCGTTGCTCGAGTCCTGAGACCAGGACATGTGGGGGATCGTTCCGATGACATCCATATTCGGAAGAACGATCTGCAGCAGCTCATAGTTCTGCGCCAGCTGGGTGCCGCGCATGACCTGGCCGTACATCGTCATCCACTTGACGAACCACTCGTTGTCAACAGAGTCGATCAGTATTCCGGCCATCGTGAATACGATCGGTTGCCGGCCGAAATAGTAGACGACCTCCCCGTCGCCGAACGTCTCGACAATCTGCAGCTTTTCATCCAGAGAGCAGCGGACCTGAGTTAGGAGAAAATCCGCATAGCCTCCATGCTTTCCGCCGTTAATGGCCTGGTCGAGAGGATTTCCTGCGCCAGTCAGAATCGGCGGGGTTTCGATTCCCTCTCCGTGACCATGGCGTTGGCTTGAAGCTGCCGGATTCGACGTCAAAAGTCGGATGTAGGCTCTGGTGCCTCGGTCTCCTCCGAGCTCCTGGTTTTGGAACGCACCGCGACTGCGCATCGTGAAAAGGCGTTCCGTCTGCGGTATCGTGCCGTTGGCGTTCGGAGTAGCCGTACCAGGCTGTTGCCCTCCAGCAGAGACCAGCGGAGCTATATTGGTTGGAGGAGGCAGCGGGACTGGGAATGCCTGGGCGGCCGTTGCATTAATCATTCGTTTCGTCCCTCACTTCAAAATCGATTAGTTGCAAAAGAAGCTGTTCCTTCATGACCTGAAGCTGTCCGCTAAGGCCTCCTAGTTGAGGAGGGACATAAGACAACCCTTGTCTTTGAGCCCGAAGACCGTCAGTTACCCCTCTTACCTGTTGAAGATAGATCTGATACGGCGTCATCTCGACGAGCCGAGGGGTGATGTTCGTCGTGTTTCTTGCGTTCCTAG